TAGCAGTCTTAGACCGAGATTCTCTAGAACTATAGAGAGAACTTGAGTCTCATAGACTGAGCGGTTGAACTCAGTCGCGTCGTACCGGCTTAGTCCACGTTCCGGAGTCTCCCTATTAGGGAGACGCCACAGAATGCGAGCGGGTCCGATCGGTGTGTCAACGTCCAATCCTGACGGTTTGGCCCGGCCCGCCTCACGAAGCGCCTTGAGCGACCGACGAAAGTCGGAAGCTCGAAGGTGAATCGTTCGGCGGCCAGGACAAGCAGAAAAGGAAAGGACTTGACGGTAGATTGGCAACACTGTTCTGAGAAACCGAGAATCCTCTTCCACTGCCACCCAACCAGGTGGCACGGGGAGGGTCTCGGGATCCCAGTTCAGCGGCAAATCTACTAGTTCCCCCTCTGCAATTGCGAGCTCACGCCCGCCTGCCTGGAACCCGACCGCCATCCTCCAAGAAGGATCCAACTCACGTTGGATCGCCAAGGAGAATGAGCGACCGGTGTCCCGGACGGCGATCGCAGGACTAACATCCTGCGGTCGCTTGGCGAAACGGAAGCCCCCAAGAGCGAGAGGGAACCCACCAATCAGACCTAACACCTGGTCCGCGTACTTGGGTAACCATGCACAGCGCCGCGTCATGTAATCCCGACAAGCTTGTTCAAGAATTGCGCTTTGACTCACTAAAGAGTCTAAGCACAAAATCTGTCGAAGCCCGAAGGAACGACATGACACCAACCGGTCTTCAAGGAAGTCTCTAGGAAGATTACGGGAAGTCAGGCCCTTTACAGGTATCGCACCAAAGCGAATACCTGATCGAAGGCGACCTGACACCACCGTATATTCGTAGAGGCATTCCAAGAAGACACAGCGGCGGACGGAACCCGAGGAACACTCATAGTGTTTGCCGACGGAAGGGGAGCCCCCACATTCAGTGATGCAAGTAGCGTACGCGCGAGCACCAGCAACGGTTGTTGCTAGTTTCGCGTCGTCACCGCAAATTGCACTGCGGATGCGAGGTTTTCTCCTTCCAGACTCCTTGAGTGCCACCGTCTTCGACACATCTAACCAATAAAGGTGGATGAGCGAGAGGAGGCACCAAGAAGTAGGCAATCCCATGAGGATTCCGCGGGTAGAACAAATCGGAGAGACTTTCAACTCCGGATACTCCAAATTTTGGGGCCCGCTAAGGGTCCTCAAAATCGAGATCTCTAGAGAAGTCAGCCTTCCCGACTGTTCTAATCCGTCCACCACTGCCTTAACGAGGTCCAACGGGAGTAGGTCCGTCGCTCGAGTGAGGTCTGTAGAGACAAGAACGTCTCCACAGGCCCCCTCAAAGTGACGAGCCAACTCTTCGTCGGAGGCCCCGACAAGCGGCTGGTAGGCACCGGGTGTGGCCCTAAGTCCACGGAGCAGGTGCTTTCGCACACTATGGCCGAGAACTTGGCACCAAGCTGGCCCGACCGTTACTACCCTAGTCTTCAAGCCACGCTCCGTGATGCAGGTGACGCGGTGCGTAGGAACACCGACCAAATCCCTTTGCTCTTTAAGAGCGTAAGAGAGGAGGCCAATGTCCTGCGCTACCTCGACACCAACGGCGTCCGAGAGGTAGTGGGTTGGCGCTTCTTGTTCCTGGGACTTCTCCAGGAGGTACGGTAAAGTACCTCCCTTCTTAGAAGTCCTCTCGTAACAAGAAGAGCCTGAGGGCCAAGCTGGCGGTTCAAGGATAACCTTGGACCTAACCAGCCTGGTCTTCGCCCATTTCCTCACGAACTCCGCGCAAGCACGGAGGTGAGCAACCGGAGTCTCATGGGGCGTTGAATAGTCAACCCGATGTTGTTCGAGGGCCGCTACCTTTGCAGTTTTACCTGCAGGGGGGAGCGCCCGCCCGACGAAGGACAGCTGTGCATCCACCCTCGACCCGGATCGTAAGATCCAGG